GCAACAAGCTCAGAAATACGTTTTTCAACATCTGCTGGTAATGGCTCACCAAGAGGTGGTAGCTCTATACCCATTTCTTGTTCCACTTGATCTCTAAACTTCATTGTTAAATGTTCATTAACATAGGCTGATGCAGCAGCTAGAATAGAAGGAGCGTTTGGAGTTTTACCTAAAATGGCTTGTATTTCAGGATTATCCTGTGCTGCTGCAACAGTTTGGATATGTGCATCATGGTCTTGGAACTCATATGCTTTAACTGGTTTATTGTTAATTAAATTTTGTACTGCTGATACTGGATCAACTGGTGGTATATCTCCTTCTTCAGGAATAATATCATCCACATTTTCAATACCAAGAACTTCAAGCATTTGTCTATGTAGTTCTTTAAGGTCATACATTTCTGGTGCAGAAGTTGCTAATTGAAATGCTGCTTGATATTGCATAATTCTTTGAGCCATTGTTGATGCATTAGGATCAGATACTGGTAATACATCAACTCTTTGATCAAAGTCTGATGATTTAATATCTTCTTCTTCGTCAGTATCATATGGATAACTTGGATTGCCAAAGTCTTTAATAATGCCAACAAGAATCTCAAATTCTTTTTTCATTGAAGCATGAAGCCTTGCTTGTACTGCTGACATAACTTTCATGTTTCTCTCAAGCAATGCAAGTGTAGTACCTACAGGAGCTTGTGAGTTCATGTCAGACACTTTCATATCAGATATACTTGCGAACCTACGACCTTCATCAACAATAGTGTTGAGTAAGGAATAGAGAGTCTGAGAAGGCTCTTTATAGGGTAAGAAAGTTATATTATCTTTAATAGCACCACCTGGCACATCAACATCTCTAAACTCACCTGGCATGATAGGAGTATCATCACCTTTAATTCTAAGACCTCTAGATTTAAGACCACCTGGTAAATTAGATAAAGTACCAGAGTCAACTAATTGTCTTAATAAACTTGTAGCTGATTTGGCTAATCCACCTATCATGTGAACTAAACCAAAACCATAAAATCCTAAACCTGGTAAGTATTGATAATGTACAAAATGAGAACGTCTTTGTTTTTGCTTATCATCTTCGTAAAAGTTTCTTCTAATACTTAATATTGTTGAACTGCCATAATCTATTGTTACAACATAAGGCAATTGAATACCTGTATTCTCTCCATCAACAGTATCTTCAAATCCTGGTAAATCAAGATTAACTTGCATTTCAAGTAATGTATGACGTTGATCATATCTATCGCCTACATTCTCACCAGTAAGTTCGTTGTATTTTTCTTGTATATCAGAATATGAATTAGTAGGATCAGGCAATTCAATATCTTTATAGAAACCATTAACTTGCATTTTGCGTATTTCATTAAATGATTTACGCATAACATGAGTAGCACGTTCACAAGTTTCTAAATCACTTGCACCATAATTAACTACGACATCTTCTGATGGAACAAATATCCCACTTGGTCTTCCAAGATTAGGATCGTAATAAACTTTTCTAAATGCAGAACCTGCTAAAGGCAAAGAGAATAATAGTTTTTCTGTTTCTGTTCTATATTCTGACATTTCATAAGTCAGCAAATAGTTCATATAGTCTTGTACTCTTTCAGCTTGTTTAGCTTTTTCTTCTGTAATTTTTCCTACAATTTTAGTCTTAACTGGACCACTAGCAGGGAATATCTCTGATATAGCTTGAGATTGAAACTTAATTACCGCCTCAGAGAGCATAGGATGGAATACACCACAAGCTCCATTCCAAGGCTGAGTTCTCTCTTCAATTTTTAAACCAAGTTGATCTAAGCCTTTTGTGTAGGTTTCTTCCCAATCTCTTCTTGAATCTTTGTCATTTTGAAAAGCAGCAATAAGCTCAGAGCCGATTCTTTCTAAATCATTTTCATCTATAACTTCAGCTAAGTTATCACCAAACTCTGATTCAGGTCTATCTTCCTGTGGATCAAAATCAATTAACATACCTCCATCTTCAGTCTCTATTGAAACTGATTCTGGATTTTCTATTGCAATGCTAATTGCTTCTGGCTCTTGTTCTATTAAACCTTCTACAGGTGTAGCAGGTGTTCTTTCTATTGCCAATATAAACTCCTAGTAGTAATCAGCGACTCTATTATGTTCTAACTCCTCTTCTTCTTCATCTGAGTATAAAGGAACAAAGCCACCTTGTCTAAATCTTAACAGAGCTTGCGTACTGCTATCAACTAAATCATCATGTTCAGCATTTGGGAAAGCTGCAAACTCTTCTATAACTTCTTCCGCCCATCTGGTTTGAGGTGCCCATACAATCCCTGATGCAAATAGATCAGACACTGCATTAACCCTTGATATCTTGTCGTTACCTCTACTAGGCGTATATTCTTGAACTGGTATACCCATTTGCCTTAATTCAAATATTAATGGCATCCCTGCTGCTTTTGCTTCAACAATAAAAGCATCTGGTTTGTAGGCATTGTATTTCTCCATAGCTACTTTCTTTAACTCTGGAAATTCTAATCTCTCTTTATGTGCATCTAATAAAATAATATTAGGTGCATATTGTCCGTCTTCTTCACACTCTTTATAAAAAACACCCCAAGTGGTACAAGCTGAAAAGTCTGCTCTTTCTGATTTTAAAAATGCGGTATCCCAGGATTGAATAATAAATTCACATTGAGGAGGTTCCTGATATTCCCATTCTTGCCACCATTCACGTTTTACTAAAGCTCCTTCTTCAGCAGTGGGGTCTTGCTGATATTGAGCCATCCATTTAGAGGTAGGCAGTTCTGCTTTAAGAGCTTCTAACTCTTCTAACTTCCAGAACTCAGACCATAAAGGGGAGCCAGAGGGTAGTATGGCTGGGAGTTCTATTACCTCCCATTGGTCTGCACCGCCTCTTTTGACACTAGCATCCACGACTTGACCTGTAAGGTCTTTCTGATGCCATCTTGTCATTACCATGACAATAGAGCCATTAGGCTGTAAACGCTGACGAGGACCTGATGTGTACCACTCGTAGGTTCGGTTAAAAACATTTGTATCAGAGCTTGACCCTTCCTGTTCACTGTGAGGGTCATCAATGATGAGCAGGTCAGCACCTTTACCAGTTACAGCACCACCTACACCGATAGCGAAATATTCACCACCTTTATTAGTGTTCCAACGCCCTGCTGCTTTAGAGTCAGCCTGCAAACTGACGTTTGGAAATATTCTTTTAAAATCTTTGCTGTTGACAAGGTTTCTGACCTTTCGCCCAAACCCTACAGCTAACTCAGCAGTATGAGCAGTCTGTATAATTTTCTTGTCTGGGTATCTTCCTAAAAACCATGCAGGTAATAGGTAAGATGCAAATTCAGATTTCGTATGACGAGGAGGCATATTAATGATCAAACGCTTGAGTTCACCATTAGCAACTCTCTCAAAGGCTTCCGCCATTACTTCATGGTGTTTACCATGAATAAAAGCAGACCACATCTCATAAACAAACTTTAAATAATTTTGGCTACAAGCCTCCCTAGCCTTCGCCTCATCTAATTCTTCTAAGAGACTAAGCAACTCCTGTTTGTCTTCAAGCGATAAATTCTGAATTTTTGATAAAACTTGTGAGTTCATATATCTAGTATATACCTACTAATCTATATACCAAATTAAAAATCTTATCTAGTTCCTATAGTAGGTACATACGAGAGGTATGCACTAGATGTCTGGTATGTACTAGGTATATGTATCTACAGATTCTACAATATTGCAGGTCTTCACATGAAAAGTCAAGTATAAATATGAAAATATATATGGGGGGGGTATGGGACCCAACTTTTTTCTACAAAAATAGGGGGTAGGGGTCTAATATCTACCTGCTAGCAAAATGCAATTAGTACCCTATTGGGAAAATAGCTATATGTTTGTGCAAATCACTATGTATGTATGTCCTGCGATTGACGGGTGCATTACGGGGGGTGGGGGGTCTATCTATCTGGTTTCAAAATAGGGTGGTGTTTACCCCTCCTTATCTAATAACCTACTGATCTTTTCTTCTATGTCTTGTTCTATATCTATGCTATCCCTTGTTTCTTTTTGCTCTGTCACATCTGTAAACATAGCTACTGACTTACCTAGCAACTCTAAGGCTCTAATCCTTGCTGAATCACTGTCTGATTCTCTGGACTCTTTATATAACTGTTCTATGACATAGTTTCTCGTTCTAAGGCTAGATGCTACTGAACTGACCTCTTTACGCTCTAAAGCCTTTTGTATGCTTAGTGCTATCTTAGGGTTCGCAACTAGCTTAGATGCCTCCACTTCTACCCACTTAGGAATCTTTCCT